GGGGGCGCTGGGGTTCTCGGCAATCGTGAACGAGTACCGCTTGTCGCTGCCGGGGGCCTCGCCCTTGAAGTCCCCCACGGTGCCGCGCAGGGCGGCGTACCGGGGCTGGCCTTTCAGGTCACGGCCCACGAACACGCAGTTGTGATAGGGCAGGCTTTCATACAAGCGCCCGGTCTGGATGCAGTAGTCGATCACGTCATAGTCGATACCCCGCCCGTGGAGATAGCTGACCATGTGGGTGGCGCACCGGCTGGACTTGGGCAGGGACAGCACCCTGGGTTCCTGTTTTTTCGGCTGGGCCTGGGGCGCATGGGGCAGAGGGGAGAAGTTCTGGCCCACCAGGGCCTCCACCGCCTGGGTAAAGGAAAAAGGGGAGGAGATTCTATGCACAGCAAAACAGTGAGCGGACAGGTCTGCCCCAGGTGTGGGCGGACGTACACCGAGCGCCCAGCCATGGCCAGGGACAACAGCGGCCCCATCTGCCCCGACTGTGGGACACGAGAGGCGCTGGAGAGCATCGGTGTGGGTGCGGATGAGCAGGAGCGCATCCTCGACACCATCCATCGGCACCAGATGTAAATATAACCGGCGAGACGGCGGGCGGCTCCGATTTGGGCCGTCCGCCTGTTTTGTGCTGCTATTTTTCAGAAAGGGCGATAAAGTTGCCAAGAAACGGAACGATTGAAGAAACCCCTGGCTATTGCAAGGCGGAAGACCTGGCGAGGCTGTTAACCCTGTCCGCCCAGAGCATCAGCCAACTCACCAGAGATGGTGTACTGAAGAAAAGGGACACCCCCGCCGGGAAACGCTATAACGTGGTGGAGTCCACCCAGGCTTATATACAGTACCTTCGGGACAAGGCGGCTGGCCGCAAAGATGCCCTGGAGCGGGAGGCGCTGGAAGCCGAGGTGCGCATCAAGAAGGCCAAAGCGGATATTGCCGAACAAGAGGCCAAGGAATTCAAGGGATGGCCAGTCTGATGGAATGCCAGCTATATGGCGCGAAGGGGGCGTATAGGGGGAAGGTGGTGGTATGGCAAATGAGAAGAATCTAATACCGTTTACCAGCGACCAAAGCCATGATGAAGCCGTGAAAAACGGCAAGAAGGGCGGCGTGGCGTCCGGGGCGGCCAGACGGCGGAGAAAAACCATGCGGCAGACGCTGAATGCCCTGCTGGGTGCCGGCCTGGACGTCAGTGAGCAGGAGTTCGTGGAGAAGGTCACGCCGCGGCTGCTGGCGCTCGGCATCGACGTGGAGGACGCCACTTATCAGGACGTGATGCTGGCCGGTATTCTGATGAAAGCAATCCGGGGTGACGTCCGGGCCGCTGAGTTTATTCGGGATACCGGCGGGGACAGCCCCCATCTGGATATGAAAAAGCAGGAGCTGAAACTGCGAAAGGAAGAACTGCGGTTCAGGCAGGAGCTGGAAACAAAGAAAGCTGCGGCTGAGGCGTCTGGCTCTGAAGAAGGGGAAAAGGAGGCCGTACACATCTACCTGCCCGACAACGGAAGAGGGGGATAGTGTATGGACAAGGAGATCAGACCACAGCCGGGACCGCAGGAGGCGTTTCTGTCCTCTCCGGCAGATGTGGTGATCTATGGCGGCGCGGCCGGCGGCGGAAAGACCTACGGTATGCTGCTGGACGCGCTCCACTATACCCATGTGCAGGGTTTCGGTGCGGTGTTTTTCCGCAAGAACCACAATCAGATATTCTCCGAGGGTGGTTTGTGGGACACTTCGCTCGATCTGTATACGGGCCTTCCGAATGCTGTCCCAGTCCTGGGAAGATGCCAGTGGAAGTTCATGAACCCCAAAGGCCGAACGTGCTCCAAGGTCAGCTTCAAACATATCGAGCGGGATTTAGACCTCGGAAAATGGCAGGGGAGCCAAATATGCGCCCTGTATTTCGATGAGTTGACCCACTTCAGCGAAAAGACGTTTTTTTATATGTTCTCCCGAAATCGCTCACTTTGTGGCGTAAAGCCGTATACGCGAGCATCATGCAACCCCGACCCTGACAGCTGGGTTGCCAAGTTTATCGAGTGGTGGATCGACCCGAAAACAGGATATGCCATCCCGGAGCGCAGCGGGGTAATCCGCTGGTTCATCCGAATTGAGGAGGTCATCCATTGGGCCGACACCCGCGAAGAACTGTGGGAACGGTTCAATCTCACCACAAAGACGGAGCGGGACAAGCCCAAGTCCGTTACCTTTATTGCCGCTTCGGTCTACGATAACAAACTCCTGCTGGAGAAGGACCCCGGCTACCTCGCCAATCTGGAGGCCATGGCCCTCGTGGAGCGGGAACGGCTCCTGCACGGCAACTGGAAAATCAAAGCTGCCGCCGGGCTGTTCTTCAAGCGCACCCAGCTTGGAAAAAGACTGGGCGCCGTGCCTACGGACGTTGTGCGCTGGGTGCGGTGCTGGGACTTGGCGGCATCCGAGAAAACACAGAAGGGTGACCCCGCCTATACCGCAGGAGTCCTCATGGGGAAGCGCAGCAACGGGCGGTATATCATCGCGGATGTGGTGAACAGGCAGATGGCGGCCTCCGATGTGCGTAAGACCATCCTGATGACGGCGCAGATGGATCGAGACAAATACGGTGATGTCCGTATCCGGCTCCCCCAAGACCCAGGGCAGGCAGGGAAGGAGCAGGCGCAGTCCTACATCAAATTCCTGTCCGGCTTCAATGTGACCACCGAGCTGGAGTCCGGCAGCAAGGCGACCAGAGCGGAGCCCATGGCCGCCCAGTGGCAGGCGGGCAACTTCGACATACTCGCCGGCGAATGGAACGAGCCGTACCTGCTTCAGCTGGAGAATTTCCCGGACGGGAAGTTCAAAGACATGGTGGACGCATCGGCAAACGCATTTTTGGAAATTGAGACCGGGAAGCAGCCTTTTGCTTACTCGTTCGCTTTTTGAGGTGAAATATGAAGCTTTTCGACATTATTCGCGGCAAACAAAAAGTGAGTGCGCAGTACCGGCGCGACGGCAGCTATGTTTCCCGCTGGGCCAGACCGCCCTCCCTTAACACCACTGAATGGCTGAATATGTTCTCAAAGAGTCCCCGCTTGGCTGTGGTGGAACGCATCGCAAGCGACCTCGCCAATCTCAGCGGGCATCTGTATCGCATTGCCCCGAACGGCTCCAAGGACGAGATCACAAAGCACCCGTTCCTCGACCTGCTGGAGTATCCGAATCCGCTCTACGAGATGACCAGTTCGGCTATGTGGCGGCTCAACGAAATCTACCTGATGCTTGTCGGCGAGAGTTTCATGCTTGTCGAGCGGGACGAATACGAGCGCCCGGTAGAGCTGTGGAACGTGCCGCCCCACTGGGTAAAAATGACCCCGTACCTCGGCAATCCGGGCTACCTGATCACATCACCGAGCGGGCTGACCATGACCGTGTCTGTAGATGATATGTTCGTGATGAAGCAGCTTAACCCGATGGACCCGTTTATGCGGGGCCTGGGTGTTGCGGAAAGTGTTGCCGATGAGGTGGAAATCGACGAATACGCAGCGAAGTTCCAGAAGCGATTTTTCTACAACGATGCCACTCCGCCGTTTGTGTTCGTCATACCGGGTGCCACAAAGGAGCAGCTCGATGTTTTTACAGCCGACTGGGAAAAGAAGCACCGGGGTGTAGACAAAAGCCACCGTATGTCGGCCTTGGGCGGAGAAGTGAGGGTTGAAAAGCTGGGAGATGCGCACGGCAAGGATATGGGCTTTCTTGAGAGCCGGCTTGCTATGCGTGACGCTGTGCTGGAGCATTTCGGTGTGCCTCGTGAAATCATGGGCATCACCGAGAACAGCAACCGGGCCACGGCGGACGCCGCTCAGTACATCTATGCAAAGAATGTGTTGACGCCCCGCATCAGTAACCGGGAACAGGCGCTCAATATGCAGCTCCTGTCGATGTTCGGCGATGACAGCCTTGTGTGGGAGTTTGATCCGGTTATCCCCTACGATAAGGAGTTCGACAAGTCGAGGGCCCTGGAGGGCTGGGATGCCGGACTGCTCACCAAGAATGAGGCCCGCGGTCTGCTGGATATGCCCAGCATTGAGGGCGGCGATGTGTATAAGACCTCCATCACCGATCTGTTCCTCCGGGAGAGCGACGACCCAGCTAAGGTGTCACAAGCTATCCTGCAGGATGGTCTCGATGCCGCGGCCCCGGTTCCAGGTGAGAAGTCCATGCCGGCGAGCGTAACGGCCATGCTCCGGCGCGAGGAACAGGCTGTGCAGAAACACAGTAAGTCCTTCGAGGCGGCGATCTCGCGGCACTTCGCCGAGCAGCGGTCAGCGGTTCAGAAGGCCCTGGGGCTCAGCCAGAAAGCGGAGGACACACCTGCCTTTGATGAGCTGAGTCAATACCTGCTCCCTGATGGGACGCTGGATATGGACCTCTGGAACGCTCTGGAGGAGGCCGAGCAGATTCGCATTGCTGACAGCGTGGCCGCTGGGCTGCTGGACTGGAATGCTGAATCCAAGAAGCTGCAGGCCATGTTTATACCACTTTGGAAGGAAGCCTATGATGTTGGGGTCAAACTCGCCGAGGAGTACCACGGCATCACCAACATCACCCGACCAGAGTTTGTATCCGTTGTAAAGGTCAACGGCGCCAAGCACATCGTTGGCATCGAGCAGACCACCCGCGACAGCATCGCGGATATCATCGCCGATGGGATCGCCAACGGCACCAGTCAAGCCGAACTGAAGAAGGCCGTCTATGAGGAGATGGATACATCCCACAGAAGGGCCAAGCTGATCGCACGCCAGGAGACCATGATGTCCCTCGCCACGGGCCAGTTCGACATGATGAAAGCGGCGGGGGCCAAGACCAAGACGTGGCACCACAGGCCGCAGAAGGACCCGCGAGACGGCACCCATGGGAAGGTTGACCATGTTTCCATGGAAGGGGAGACAGTCCCCATTAACGAGGTGTTTTCCAACGGATTGCTCTTCCCAAGAGACCCGTCGGACGACCGCCCGGAAGAGGTTATCAACTGCCGGTGTTACCTGACATACGGCGGTTTTTAACTATGTCCGTAATTCTGATGAAAGGAGGTAGGACCGCATGGCAAGAGCACAACGGGGAGTCGCCGGCTGGGAAAAGAAGTCGGATACACCGCAGAGAGAATACAAGTCGGTTTCATTTGTGCTGGAAAGCGCAGATGAAAACACCGGCGAGTTCTCCGGGTATGCGGCTGTGTTCGGCAACGTGGACGGCGGCGGCGACATTATTGAGAAGGGGGCCTTCACCAGGACCATCGCGGAGGATTTCGCCCGCATCAAGATTCTCTCACAGCACAACAGCTATGACCTGCCCATCGGAAAACCGCTGGAGCTGCGGGAAGATGAGAAGGGCCTCTACATCCGGGGCAAAATCAGCGACACGCAGACCGGCAGAGACATCAGGACGCTGCTCAAAGACGGCGTCCTCTGCGAGTTGTCCATCGGCTATGATGCGCTTGATTTTGAGATCGATGCCGCAGGCATCAGACACTTAAAAGAGATCAAGCTCTGGGAGGTGTCCATTGTCACCTGGGCCATGAACGACCAGGCAAAGATCGATGATGTGAAGTCGCTGGTAGAGGAACTGAGGACCGAAGCCAAGACAGGCAAAATCTCCCGCCGAAGGATGGATGCGCTGAAGCCGTTTATCGCGGTGGTTAAGGAGTTGCTGGAAATCCTCTCGTTCATGGACACGCCTGACGCAGACCCGCCCCCGGCTGAGCCGGATGCCCCGCCTGATCCCCCGGCGAAGCCCAAGAAGAATGCAGACCAGAAAAAGCAAACCAAAAACGCAGGGATAATCTTCGAGATTGTCCCCAATACAAACAGGAGGTAATCGAAAATGAAACTGACCCAGGAACAGCTCGCCGCCCTCATCGCACAGGTTTTTACCAATCTCATCGCGGCGGGCAAAGACCCCAGCGCCATCACACAGGAGGACATCGAGGCCGAGGTGAACGCCATCATTGAGGCCAGCGGCACCGGCACCCCCGACGGCGATGGAGAAGGTACTCCCGATGGCGACGGTGAGGGCAAAGGCGAAGGCGATGGAGAGGGCGACGGCCCCGCTATCACGCAGGAGTTCATCACCCAGGTGCTGGATGCCCTGAAAGCCTGCCAGAAGTCCGCCGGCGAACCCGCTGTCAAGCCCAGCGCCGGAGAGCCGCCCTCTCAGAAGAGTGCTGATGGCCCCGCCGCCCAGAAGGGCGCGGCTCCTGCAGCAGCCTCCGCACCCCCTCCCGCCGCCCCGGCGCAGCGCAAGTATTCCAGCCTGTTCCTCTCCACCGGAGCCTCCCGTGACGGCGGCGGTACCAGCGGCTTTAAGGCCCGCATCGCCTCCATGTCTGAGCGGGATCGCCGGAAGGCTACCTTCGGCGCGTTTGGACGCGCTGTGAAGTGTATCCACTCCTCCGGCGGCGAGGTCGAGCGGGCCGCATATGTTGCCGAGCACAAGTTCAACGACGCCGAGATGGCCCGCGAGTTCAAGGCCCTGGCTGCGACCCAGCCCACCGACGGCGGCTATCTGGTGCCGGAGGTCTACGCGGACGAGATCATCGAGCTGCTGTATCCCTCCACGGTCATCTATGACCTGGGCGCCCGCCGGCTGGCCATGGATCACGGCAATCTGAACATCCCCAAGCTGAAGACCGGCACCCGCGCCATGTACACCGGGGAGAATCGGAAGATCCCCAAGACCGCCCCCAAGTTCGGCAACATCCGCCTGTCCTCCAAGAAGCTGACCGCCCTCATCCCCATGGGCAACGACCTTCTGCGGTCCACCAGCTTCGACAACGACGTCATCGTGGGCCAGGATGTCACCAAGCAGATGGCCTTGGGCGTGGATTGGGGCGCTTTCCGCGGCACCGGCGGGGAGTTCCAGCCCCTCGGCCTGTTCAACAACAAGGCCGTCCAGAACATCAAGGCCGCCGATGCCGGCGCCTCCTATGCCAGCGCCGATGGCGTTCTGACCGCCATGTTCCCCAACTTCCTGGTCGCCTCTGTGCTGAAGAACAACGTCTATGCTGATGCCCTGGGCTTCGTGTTCAACACCAGCGTGGAGCAGTT